CGTGATGAGCCTGTCTGTAATGACCCCTAACGCTAGGCGTACCAAAGCAATACCGTCCATGTTTATCCCCTTTGTGATTGACGAAAACCATAGTCTAACCCTATTCGTCTTCTTCATCAACATTGTTGAATCCTGCGCCCCACTCATCATCAGACATCTTGAGCTTGATAGCTTCAAGTTTTAGGGCGCGGTCAATCACCTTGGTCTTGTCTGTAATGCTTGCCATAGGGTCAGCCATTACCGCTTTGAGCATATCGGAGATGGCTTGCTCTAGGTCAGGGTTGATACCCTTTTGCTTCTTAGCCATTAGTCCAACACCCTTACTGCTGCTGGAGCAGCGTATCCAACAATTGCATTTCTCATCAATCGTTGAACCATAGTTGACTTTTGACGCAAGTCAACAGGGGCAACAAATATCTCTTGCATCTTGGCAGCAGTCTGAGCCACCTTCTCAGCAGACATTAGATTGTTGTCAATCAAACGTTGACCTATATATTCCCACTCATTCATAGCGCCTTTTAAGCTGCTTTGAGCTTTCTTGGCAAGAATTTGATGAACAGCGTCAGATAACTTTTCTTTGCCACCGGGAGTAGACAAAATAATTTGTGACATTTCTTTCCATGCAGCATCGTCTGTACCAACAATAATCTGTCGAGCTATGTCAGCATCAGTTGTACCCTTAAGAATCGTGTCTGCACGGGCTTGAGCATCTGCGCGAATCTTTCCAGCTTCAGCGCCAGCAGCCTTTGTAACTCCAGCAGCCTCGGTTTCTGCTTCCTTGACAACTCCGGCAGCCAATTTCTTTTCACCTTTCAAGCCCTTTGCAGCGCCCTTGATGCGTTGTTCAGCCGCTTTCTGCGCCTCTTGCTCTGCTTTTGATAACACAGCGCCCGTCTTAGAAGGGATGACATCAGCAAGTTTTGTAGCGCCAGTTCTAAGCGTGTCAGCAAGAGTAGTTCTTGCCCCGCCAAATCCCTCTGAACGACCTATCGTTGTGGCAGCCGCCTCTAGTTGTTGTCTTAATTGAGGGAATTGATTTAACCAATCAGCATTACTGGTAACAAACTTTTGTATGTCTTTGCTTGACGCATCTTGCAATTTGCTTGCAACAAAGCCCCTAGCTAGTTGCTCTGTGTTTGCAGCATCTCTGCCAAGCAACTGCATCAAGTCTTTTACGCTTGTCTCTGATTTAAAAACTTTGTTTGCTAGCTCTGCGGGGTCGGTAGCAAAGCGAGTCATATCAAACTCTTCCTTGCCAACAAGAGCTTCGCCTAGTTTTGTTTTAAATCTGTTTAGCGGTTCAGAGTCAGCCCTGTACTGTTCAAGAAATTTAGTTATTTTTGGAGAAAATTGTTTTTGTATCGCCTCTACTGCATCAGCAAGGTCACCAGCCTGTCTCTGTCCAATAGCGTCAAATCCCTCTGCGGGTAAACCATAAGACCTATCACGCAAGAATCTTCTTAGGTTCTCTAGTCCCTGAAAGCTAACTGGTTCGCCGACAGATACACCGTCAACTTCTTTAACTGGGTCTAGCGCTCTTCTTACTTTTAAAAGTTGAGACTCAACGTCAGCAATAGATATATTCCTTAGTTTTGTTTCAGGATTTTTAATAGCGTTTGCTATAGCTGTAAGAGCGTCTTTAAATGCTTGCGTATCAGAAACTCTTTGTCCAGCCCGTTCTTTGTTTAGAGCTTCTCCAAACGCTTCACCCTTGAACTTTTCAGCATTGTCAGAGCGAACCTTTTTAAGATTTTCAAAAATAGGCGTAGTGGCATCTCTTATAGAGCGCCCTGTCTCAGTAGGAGTTTGAGGTGTGCCGACAGCCGCTAAAGACTTTTGAGCCTCTTGCGTACCTTCTGCTGCTCTAGTTGTTAATCTTCCCGACTTGCTTCTCATCTCAGCAATTTGGTCACGAAACTGTTTCTCTATCCGAGCCGCTTCTTGCTGACCTTTTTGCAAAACAGACTGGGCATCTGCTTCAGAAATCTGTCTCTGAGCAGGACTCAACGCCCGTGCGCTATCACGAATCCTTTTCGCTGTTTGCTGCGCCTCAGACAAAATTGATTGAGACTGGCTTCTTGCTGATGCCTCAAGCTGGTCAGCAGTCATAGCGGCTTGCTGAGTTATCTTGCCAGCGCCAGCTTTAAGCATATCCGCTATTTCTCTTTCAGCATCAACAGAGCTTTTACCGCCACGAATTTCAAGTATTTTCTTTTCAATGAACGCTCTTTGTTCTGCCGTAATACTTTGAGGCTTGATGTTTTGTTCTTGCAACAATTGCCCAACAGTCTTAGCCGTAGTCATACCCGGCACAAACTTGCCAGCCAAAGTGCCTATTAACTTTCCTGTTTGTGTACCTAAAAACTCAAGAGGCACGGGGGTAAGCGTAGCGCCCAACAAACGCGCTGTTTCCGCGCCAATGCCCGGACCGTACTTAGATTCAACAACTTGACCAGCAGTTTCACCGCCAGCGCCAGCAATAGTTCCCGTAAAGAAACTAGCGGGTCTTGCGCCTTTCATAGCCGTGCCACCCGCTTCTATAGCGCTGCCAACTGCCGTAGGTATACGTCCATAAGGACCAGCAGCTTGACCAACCCTTTTGATTCCTTGACCAGTTGCTTGCATCATTTCTGGAGCAGCAGCACCAAAGATACCGCTAGTTAGCGCTTCTTCAGCAACTTTTTTACCTCTTTCTAAGACGGTAGGTTCTTGTTTTTGTTCATCAAGAAACTTAACGCCTTTTGTGGCTGGAGGATTTTCGTCTATAAATTTAACGCCCATGACTATTCCACCTCTGCCAATCTGCCATTAATCATGACTCTTGTTCCGCTAGGTAACTTTGCTGCGTTAACTTCTTCAACAGAGCTGTACTCTAATGTTCCTGCGCCACGCAATGAATAGTCTTCATTTGCTCTCAAGGATGTCGGCGCACCCGGAGCAAGCTGAATGTCTGGCAACTTAAACAACTGCTGCATACCAGAAACTTGGTCACCAATACGCTTAGACATACCTTTTAGTTTGTCCATCATTACTTCTGCGGAATCACCGGGCTGTGGAACAACGCCATAGTTACGCAATGCCTCACCACCAGTAACAGCTTTACCAGAAATGTTGAGGTAGTAGTTATTACGCACATCACGAATTTTTGTCAAGAACTGACGTAGTTCAGTAGGAATGTCACCAGAAATTATCTGGTTCAATATCTTTCCTTCTTCTGTCAAAAATGCTTCTGCTCTGAATTTTTTAATTTGCTCTTGCAGCTTGGGGTTTTTTAAGTCTTTGGCAATATCTTCCACATCCGTCTTGAGCTGCGTGTTTGCAATATAGCCTTCTATGATTTTTGCTGGAGGTTTCAAAGCCTTTGCTTCTGCTCCCTTTTTGTCTATTGGACCAAGCTGTCTCTTCCGCACATCGTCCATTAGTTTTTGTCTAGCCGCATCTGCAACTCTCTCTGCGGCTGCTTTCTCTTTCATTTCTTCAAGCTCTATGGCAGATTTCTCTCTCATTCTTTGAAGTTCTTTTTGTGCAGTAATAGTCTCTTTATGTCTGCGCTCAGTACCAGACTCTTTCATTACAAACTCAGAATCCTTATGCAAGTTCTCAAGCATTTTGTAAGTTGGCTCAAAACCTTGTAGTCTGTTTTTTTCTTTTAGCAAACCGCTTCCCAAAGTAACAATTACCTCATTTAATCTTGTCTCTGCCTCGGCTCTGTTGTAAGGCAAGACTTTGTATGCGGCTTCTGCCTTCTTCATTGCATCGTCTAACTTGGATTTCCAAGTAAGCATATTCTTGTCAAACTCTTGCACTTCTCTTTTCCACAAGTCAGCACGACCTTGTTGCCAACCCTTCATCATGCCGCCCATAGCGTTCAATGACGCAGTTGCAGATTGCTTGCCAGCACCGCCCATAGCCATGCCAATGACACCAATCAAACCAAACAAAGTAGACAAAGATTGAACATTGTCTTTTGTTGGCGAAAGTTCTGGAGCAGGATTCTTTTCTCTAAAAGTTTCTACTGATTTATAAATTCCTCTAGCTTGTTCACTCTCTTGCTTTGATATGTCAGCTAAACCTTTAGCCTTGTACTCAGCAATTTGTTGTTCACCTTGAGAAATATATTGTTTGGACTCTAATTCTTGTTGCAACAAATCTGATTGCTGCTGTCTAATGTTTGACATCTCATCCCTAGTACCAGTCTGTCCCAATGCCTTTGTATCAATTTTGGGCATGGTTGAACCAGTAACGGCAGCGCTTGTCTTTGAGCTAAACGGGTCAGGCATAGGCAAGACATACGGCTTTTGCAATTCAGCCAACTCAGGAACAATGTCAGGTGTAGTAGCCATTACGCAGTCCTCGTCTGAGTTATTGGTATGCCACCGCCAATTGCAGCCAAGTTAGTATAGAAGTTTGTACTCGCTTGGTTCAATGCTTGGTCAGCCTGTAAGCCAGTTTTAATAGCTCCCAAAGCAATTTGGTCACCAATATTAGAGACTTGTAATCCGAGGTTGTATTGTTGAGCTAATAACTGCTGACGATAGGCTTCAGCCTGTGCAGTTGCCTGTGCAGTTCCTACACCACCGCGAGACTCTGCGCCCTGTGCTAGACGGGCTTGTAGGGCTTGTAATGACTGTTGTCCTGTTGGAGTTAATTCGCCTGTCTCTGCGGCACGAATTAACTCTTTGCCTTTGGCTTGGTAAGGCGCGCCAACAGCGCGTTGCTCTGCTGCCGCTTGTTCTGCTTGTTTAGCGCCCCTCTTGGCTTGCGTAGCGCCATAGATTCCTAGTCCACCAGCAAGTCCAAGACGAACCATGTCTTGCGTTGACAACTTGTCAAAAAACGATTTGTCTTCTGGTTGGTTAAACCTAGAAACAACATCAGTTCTAGCTACTTCAGGCGCATACTGCTGACGCAAAGACTCTTGCAAATTGTCTGGGCGCTCAACAATAGTTGGAAAAAACTGTTGCCCCGGAACTTCAAGAGGAAAATTTAAACCAGCAGAAGGCGTTGTCTGTCTTGTTTGCTCAAATGTTTGAGGGGCTGCTTGGGTGGGTTGATAGCCTATTTGCTGCTCAATTTGAGCATTTGTAGGGCTTGGACCAAATTGACCACCACCCGGTGCTTCATAAACATCAGGACCAAAGCCAATATCGTATGAAGGAGGGTCAAAAACGGTTGTGTACGGCTCTCCAACATACGAATCAACTTCTTGAAACTCTAACAAGCCAGTTTCAGGATTAGTTGTGCCTGAACCACCCGCAGCCTTGAGGATTTCAGCTTCTCTAGGGGTAATGTGGGCAAGAATGGTATCTTTACCACGCCCTTTACCTTGCAACATAGCAGCAATAGCCGCCAAGTCGCTAGTACCGTTGATGTCTGCTTTAAGCAGTTTGGCAATCTTTTTCATTTAACTCTCCTGACCCATGTATCGTAGGGATTCCACGTTCCAACCAGACTTTTTACCTTCTTCTTTGTCACCACCAAATATTGGCGCACCGGGGTCACCAATTCTTAGTGCTTGAGACAATGCCTGTGAACCGGGCGCTTGTCCAGCCCCAGTTGTTGCTACGCTTGTTGGAGAAGATTCAGGAGCAGCGCCCCCACCAACCGTTTGAGCAGACCTTGTGGGGCTTAGATAGTTGCCAATAGACTGACCAACAATAGTTTGAGTCAAACCACTTTCAATAGAACCCGGTTTAAGTCCTAATTCTTCACTAGCAGCCGCGCCACCATAACTAGACGCACCGCCAACAATAGCACCAGACGCAATTTCTTCAGCAGAACCGCCTTTGAGCGCTGCGCTTGTTGCGCCTCTTGCAGCTCCAGATACACCAGCTTTTTCTGTCCGAGTTGGAGTAGCAGCCGCAGCAGAAGCCGTTGTAGGGTCACCAGTACCCGTAGCAGGATTAAAACCACCGCCGACATCAATGTTGTCTGGGGCTTGAGCAGCAGGGGCGTAGGCTTCAGCCGCTTGTTGTCCAGCAAAAGAAACTGCCGCAGATTTTGCTGCATCTTCAGTAGAGCCACCATTTAAATAAGTCACCGCAGCAGAAGCAGTTGGGGCTGCACCCGGTCCTAATACCGGAGTAAGCACAGCCGTTAACACCGCAGTCTCAATGACTGGCAAAGGGTTACGGGCTATTTTGTCAACCGTATTGTTGGTTGTAGAAATTGCTGCTTGAACAGGGGTTGTTCTGCTTTTAACGTAATTTGACATTTATAGCTCCACCACAGCAGACATTTGTTGACCACCAACGCCACTCAATTTAGGCTCAAAGCCACTCATCTTTATGGCGCGAATAATGTCAGGGTTAGAGACTTCAAACCGCAAAGACTTAAAGTTTCCAGCTTTCATTCCTTGACCAAACTGTTTTAGGCTTTCAATCAATTCTTTTGGCTTGTCAGCAGTTTCCATGATTACGTCAGCACCGCCCTGCCCATCGTTGTGGATGATGAATAAAGAATTGTTTGCTCTCACAACTCTGACCTTGGGGTTTCTGCGAACAGTCTCAGACAGCACCGCCTCAAACCGAGCAGGGTCTATTTGACCGCCAATGCTCTTAGTCAGTATGTCTAGGGCAGACATCTTGGGAGAATCGCCACGTTCCTTCTTGACTTGGCTCATCACCTCAGAATCCGAAAAACCTGATTTTTTTTGGGGCGGGGAAAGATTATTCATGGTCAAGAACTCAAGTTAAGGGACGCAGCAATTTGTTGATGAATGTACAAATGACTAGCCAACCAATCATAGAAATCTGACTCATTATTGAAATCAACATCCAACATATTGAATGGATTATTTAATTCTAAGAGGCTAGAAAAGGCTTGATGTTCGACCTGATGAGCAAGTAACCAGTCATCTAAATTGGCGGTATTTGCGTCAGTTAAAGGAAAAATTGGCACAGTTATGCCAATATCCATGAATGTTTCTTGGAATAGCTTATGTTGTAAGCCGTTCTCAAACAAAAACTCTTGCAAAGATTCATCGTTGCCGTACTCCACTACTGACAAAGTATCAAAATTCATTTGTCAGCCTTTCCATCAAGGCGGTCAAAGATGCGCTCTAGCACGTTATCAATCTTGTCTAGGCGTGAGTTAATGTCTTGCTTGGTTGCATAGTTCTTAGCTAGGTCAACTTCAATAGATTGCAAGCCAGTCTTGAGACTCTTTACAGAATCCCATATCTCACGACACCACCAGCCCACACCGAGCAGTAGCGCACCACCGACTAAATTGAATATGTCTTGAAAGTTCATCTTATGCTGCGTAGTAAGGGACTTTGACAACAGTAGCGTTGGCTAACTGAATCTGAATGTATCCGGCTGGAGTCAATGGCAAACTAGCCGTTCCAAATGTTGCGCTTGCAGCAGTTGTGTTGGTCACAGTCACATTAGCCACTACGTTTCCAGCCGTGATAGCAACAGCGTTAGCGTTCTGAATAGCCATCGTGCCAAGACCTGACACAGCAGAATTAGCAATAGCAATAGCTACGTTGGCAGCGCTTGTAATCTGACCTTGAGCGTTTATGGTTACCTGAGAGACTTGGCTTGCAGTTCCATAAGAGCCAGCAGTAACAGCAGTATTAGCAAGCGAGATAGTGCCTGTCCCTGTAATAGGACCACCAGTAAGCCCAGTACCCGTTGCAATGTTGGTTACTGTGCCGTTTGTTCCACCGCTACTAATTGCTACTGTCTTTAACATGATTACATCCCATCTCCGGGCGTGATATAGATAGTGGCGTTTCCACTAGCCGTAATGCCCGTAAAGTAAGCGTTTGGCACAAAGGTAAGAATCTCATCAGTTCCAGCAAGTAGCGGAAAAGATGGTCCTGTAGTCGATACAACCGCACAGTTGTTAGCAGCATCACTAGCACTTGAGCCGTAACCGAGGAATACGACAACAGAGCCAGAGTTGATGATGCGGTATTGGTTGCCACCAAGCGTAGTAGATAAGCATTGCACAGCAGTAGGCGCAGCCGTATTAGCAAGAAACGCTACGGTGTTACCAAGTTTAGTAAAAGCATTGGTACTCATTACGCACTCGCAGTTCTCAACGGTGTCATGTTCTCATTTGTCCAAAAGTCCTTGGCAAGCATAATCTTTAGATGCTCTTTGTTACGAGCCAAGCAGTCTGCCCAATCTTCTGCTGTCATGCCTTCTGGCTGTCCAGCGTTAATCAGGTTAACTGAGTCCATTGCGGCTTTGTAATGCTGTGCAATTTGCTGTGCTTCTGTTAATTCGTTCATATTCCAACCTTTGCTTTGAGTGCGGTAATCTCTGTGGCTTGTGCGTCAACTAATGCCTTGAGGTCTTTTATAGCGTTAATCATGTGCCATGTAAGATTAGATGTATCTACTGATAACACGCCTGTAGATTCTTCTTTCACGCAGTCTGAACATACCGCTTGAAGTTCTTGTGCTATTACGCCAAGTTGAACGCCTTCTTTTTCAATGACTGTATGTGCTGGTAATTCAGTTACTTCTTCCGCTGTGCGGTATTCAAAGTTGCGAACACGAATCTGGCTAACAATGTCTAAGCCTTCTGTGTTATCAACAATGTTCTTTTTGAGTCGCTGGTCAGAAGTGGTTGACCAAGAAGCAGAGTTGTTGCCTTGATAATTAGCACCAGAAGGATTGATAAACCCAGTATTAACGCCTTTGCCTGTTGAAACATTACCACCAACTACAATTTCACTTGAAACACTTGCCGATGATGCAGTTGCGGCATAACCCAAATAAACATTAGTAGAACCTGTTGTTAAATTTAAACCAGAATTATGTCCAAGACAAATATTCCCACCACCTGTTGTTATTGATTGTCCAGCAACGACTCCAAGACCAATATTTATATTTCCAGTTGTTACGCTTTTTAAAGCCCCATTACCAAAAGCATCATTGAAGTTTGATGGACTTGTTTGAGCATAAAGTGCTTGGTATCCAACTGCGGTAGAACTACCACCCGTATTGCTATAAAGTGCCTGATAACCTACTGCTGTGTTGTTAGAGGCTGTGGTGTTTGCGTAAAGGGCGTTATCGCCAAGCCCTACATTATAAGAACCCGTAGTGTTGTTGTACAAAGCATTTTCACCCATTGCAATTACATAGGATGCGGTTGTTGTTTTATTGGCGGCATTTTTACCAATTCCTGTTATCTGCTGACCAGTACTAACTGAATATCCAGCACCAACGCCTACTAAAGTTAAATTTGTCCCCGTTGTATTCGTATACCCTGCCTGATAACCTACTGCTGTGTTATTAGATGCTGTGGTGTTGTTTTGTAGGGCAGAGTTACCAACTGCTGTGTTTGAAGCACCAGTAGTGTTTTCATACAAAGAAACATAACCAAGTGCTGTATTTCCTGATGAGGTTGTAGATTTATTTAATGAATTTCCACCAACAGCAGTATTTTCATTACCAGTTGTGTTCAATAACAAAGCATTAAAACCAAGTGCAGTATTCCTAGAACCGCTTGTTAAAGCAGAACCTGCGGCACTTCCAAAAGCACTATTATTTGATGAAGAGCCTGTCGTTGCGTTTAAAGCACTAACACCAAATGCCGTGTTAGAAGATACAGAAGCGTTGCCTAGACCAGCACGAACCGTGTTAATGGTTATGTCTCCATTAGTGCTAGTAACAGCCACATTAGCCAACGTCATGTTGTTTAGCGTAGTAACGGTGTTACCTAACTGAATAGCTGTGTTGCCAAGCGTTATGGTTGTAGCAAAATTACTGTCTAGTTGAGACAGAGGAATACTTGTTGTTGCGCTACCAAAGGTATATGGAACTGCCATGTTAGAACCTCACTCTTAATTCGTGTTCGTATTCGAACCCATTGATTACAAAATTTGCACCCGTTGATGTAACGGTCATGCCCAAATACTTACCCCATTGCTTTGCGTCAGTCTTGTATAGGGTATACCCGCCACCACCATACCAAGTGATTACCGCAGAACTGTTGTTCACCCAAGAAATCACATTGCTCACATTATTAATCCAACTGACTAATTCTCCAAGCAAGACTGGGGTGCTAGAACCCGTCTCAGAATCCACCGTAACCGTCAATTGAGCAGCATTGCTCAAGGTAGCTTCAATGCCAACCTTCAACGCTTGCTTGGTGCGAATCGGGTCTTTCATTGGATTCAATGAAGTCTGCACATAACTGTTAATGGGAGAAGTAGAGTCCGCATACAGTCGCACACAAGAATTGCCGTTAGAGCCATAGAGGTTAATCTTGCCACCTAGAGGTGCAGAAGCTATATAAGCCAAGTCGTTGCCAGCACTTGTAAAAAACCATTTTTTCTCAAAGAAGATGGCTTGGATGTAACGGCTGGAGCTAGAAGTGCCAAGTCCACCCGTGTATTTGAAGTTAAATGCAGCGCACAGAATGTTGTTCAGCAACACCTGACCCGCATAAACAGGATAGTCAAAGTCAATGTAGGGGAAAACCCCATCAAGAGGGTCTGAGATTTTGGTCGTTGTAGAACCTACTAGAGCGTAAATGCCGTAGTTGTTCATAAACAAAACAGACCTGAAATAAGGGTAAATAGCGTATTGCAGTTTAGAGCCAACAGACGCACTCACGTTTGTATTGGTAAACAGCGTTGTGCCAGCATTGGTCACCCGCACATCCGAGAAGACGTTGATGGAGTCATCTCCAAAGATATAGAGGAAGTTGTTGGCTGAGAGTAGCTGAGTAATGTTGCCGTGCAAGGTTGCATCAGTCAGAGTTACTTGTCCAGCAGAAATACTTGTGAAATTGCTATACGACCCCGCGCCTGAATAGGTGACTGTGCGCCCATTAGCTATCCAAACACGCCCTGAAAACGACTGGATGCCGACTATTGGCTCTAAATTTATGATTGCTTTGGCTGTGGCGTTAGTTCCACCTCCACCAGCAATGGTCACCGTGACGTTTGCTTGGTTCGTGTAGCCACTACCGACATTGGTCATCACGACTTGGGTAACGATGCCACCAGAGACAATGCCTTGACCAGCCGCATTAGTACCGCCACCACCAGCGATAGTGACAGTCAGGTTAGACGCATTGGTATAACCCGTGCCACCAGCAGTCACTAAGACTGAGACTGTTCCCGTTGCGAATGTAGTAATTCCTGCTATGGCATTAGCACCAGAGCCACCACCACCATTAAAAGTAACCGTAGGTGCGCTTGTATAGCCTGTTCCTGACTCTGTAATAGTGATAGAGGACACCACGTTAGCCGTAATAGCTGCGACAGCCGTTGCCTGAACGCCATTAGACGTATTGGGGGCTGAGATGATGACTGCTGGCGCAGAAGTGTAAGCAGAGCCACCTTGGACAATACCAACTTGCCCTACTCCACCAATAAAGACTAGGCTTACACCATCCCAAGTAAAGTAACCCTTTGCAGGGTCACCAATCAGGATGCGGTCATTTTTCCATTGAGAGATGTTGACCCCTGATGCGCTAAATGTTCCAGAAGAAGCAATAGTGCCTCTAACATTTGTGTCCAAGCGCACATACTCAGCCGAGCCATTTGCCTGAAATGCAACCAAATAATTAACCAAACCAATGTTGGCTGAACAATAGAAACTAACTGTATTGGTAAAGGTGACGCTACCTACATTGGAATAAGTTGGCGTAATCTTGATATTGCCATAGCCAATAGGCATAGCGTTCTCAATCCAAGAAAACTCGGAATCATCAATAGCCGTTCTGTTCGCCTTGGTGTTTACACCCTTGAACTGTTTGACAACCTCGTAGGATTTTTTTTGCTCTGCGGCTGCCATATCTTAGAACGGTGTGGAGTACGGGGTTGGTATCCTTCTTGTAAACACAGATACCAATACCGATTGAGTTTTTTGCTTGTACTGCTGCAAATAGATTTCAGCTTCACCAAACGATTGTTCGTAGTATTTGGCAAGGTGAGCCGCATAAAACTGAACAACAGTATCGTATGGTTCATTGATGGTATCTGTATCAGTCAGATTAACCATAGTAGTTGGCAAAATAACCGTGTCCAAGTCAATCACATAGGCTTGGTCTGGTACTGGTCCGACATAAATTTGAGATTGACCATAAATGCTAAAGCAAATAGGTCGCTGAACATTGTTCTGCCAATAACGCAATTGAGCATTAAAGTCAGTCCAAGGTAAATACCGTAATGGGATTCTTGAGTTTCCCCAATACAAATTGATGTTCAAAACATCTAGCGTCTGCACACCTGATGGCAGAGAAGCGTAGTTTATGACCTCACAAGGCGCAGCGTATTGCAACGTAGCTGTGCCATCTGTGAATGTTGTTGTTGGTGGGTAGACATAAGTCCCTGATGGATAGGGTGGCGCGGTCGAGCCAAGCACACCACCAGTTACAACTTTGTAAATATAGATGCTAGAGAAAACATAGTCATTGGTAGCCACGGTCAATCCAGCAGACCAGATGACTGGGTTGCTTCCACCCGCTACGGGAGTGCAAGGAGTTTGCGATACTTGAACAGTTCTCAGACACCCTGTGTCGCGCACAACACGCTCACGCGCACTATTGATGTAGCCTATTAGCTGGTCATTAGTGTAGAAGTTAGATTGCGCGTCATGCAACAAATATCTAACTTGCGTGAGATAGCCTTGGAGTGTTTGAGCCATGCGTTATCCATCGTGTTCAGAGTTGACTTTTCCCCCTACCTTCTTAGAAGGCAGAGGTACTCTTTCAACCACCGGGGATAACAAGTGGCTTTTCACAGGCGGTCTGTCAGAGATTTCAAATTTAGACAAGATTTTCAAACCTTCAGGAATGTCATTTCTTGTTTGAATTAGCGACAGCCTCGCCATGTAATTTTCTTTATTTGGGTCACCATGACCAAATATGTGACAAACGGCATCTTCCGGAGCTTCCACCGTTTCCCCCACAGGGAAGGTATACGGTTTGAACTCGTAGCTAAATGTTATGGGTTTTTCCCACTTGTTTGTCACATATAAGGTTTGCATAGCTTTAGAAGTTTACTGTGTCACCATATACGCGAACATCGACTGTGCCAGCAACGGCAGTACCGACTTTCACATACAAGGCTTGCGCGTTGTAGCCTGAAACAATCACATTGCCACCCGTGGTTAGCGCGATGTCTTGGAATGTTCCAGTAGCCGACAAACTGCTTAAAGTAACAGCGTTTGCAACAATATTGCTAGTGTTTCCATCATTGCTCGTGAAGATAGTAATGTTTCCAGTAGCCACGCTTGCGCTTGGGTTCTGAATAGTTACTCTGCGAACAATGACTGCACCAGAAGTTGCTACGCTGTTTCCAGCAGTAAGACCACCCCGAAGGATGGGAAGGGCAACAACAGCGTTACCAGTAGCCGCTAAAGATACTCCTTGAGCCGAGGCAATCGCATAAGTGCCGAAACTGTCTGGGGTATTTTGACCGACTGCATCTGGATTAGCCATAGTATCTCCTTAACTGACGTAAGTGCTACCGACTGCTTGACCACCATTGGTGGCTAACAGAGTAACAGTATCAGCAGTTTGCGTAGACTTAGCATATACGTTCACACCATCAGAGATGATAACGCCACCTACGTTAGCTGCCGAGACAGTTACGTTGGATGCACCGTTATAGGCAATCACAGAAGTGTTTGCTTGTGGGAACATGATATACACACCAGCAGGAATAACAGTACCGTTGCCGGTGCTAGTAGACGTAATGGTTGTGGTTAAGAAATACGCGCCAGCCGTGTTGGTTTGCGCTGCGGCAAGAATGATTTTATTTGTGCTTAATGACATGGTTTATTGCTCCTTATAGTGACAAAGAGTTGTAACCGGACACTACTGACATAGATTTTGGCTTGGTCGAAACCATTTCCGCAATCATCAGTACAGCACCAACATAACCAATTTGCCAGTTCGGGAGTGTGGACTCGAATCCTGTAAACACAAACGAACCTTGCTCATGGACATAGAGCGAGAGATAGTTAGTGTTCAGGAAGTACACAGTACCTTCTGGACAGTATGGGTCTGGATAGATTGGAACACCAGCAACCATCAAAGCGCGGAAAGCGGCTTGAGGACCGTTAGCATCACCATCAAAACCGTGACCGGGTGTGATTACATATTGTTCTTGACCAACAAAGTCTTGAGCAAGTAATGTCCAAGTACCAAATCCGCAAACACCAAAAGAAGGCACTTCAGCGCTGTTTTTCACAGTACCAGAAATGTATTGCAAGATGTTTTGACGAGTTGGGTTGACGTTACCGGCTGTGTAAGCCTTTGACTGCCACCAAGTGTATGCAGAACGGCTAATGTTGCCATAAGTGCCAGAGGCAGAAACGGCAGCAGGGAGTCCTGTGAATTGTTGCGTGTTAGTGCTGTTGGTGTACAAGGCTGTAGCCATTGCATCCATCATCACGTTTGTCGCATCGTTCATACGGGCTTCAATCAATGGAATGATTGCAGCGTCTTGCTGAACAGCGCCTTCCATACCGAGGAACGGCACGGGGGCAATCATCAGCTTCAGGTCAAATTCAGCGTTGTAAGCACCTTGCTGGACTGAAGGCTGGTTAAATGAACCAGAGTAG